AACAAATTGATAGCACTAAATTTCCGTTATGAGAATAAATGCGCAGATAGAAGAGATGTGTGGTGTAGTAGAGATGTATCTCTTCGTAAAGAAGCAGGTAACTGTTAGAATTGTGTTTAATGATAAGGAGAGTGAGGAACGTCACATTCAGCTATTACACCAGGCTTATGATGTCGCTGTAAACTTCTTCACCTTTGGTAGATAATTTTTTTATATCTTTGACAAAAAAATAGTTATGAAAGAAAAATATTGGGCCTCTAATCCGAAAAAGAATGGAAGCTACGTTGACAAGGGAAGAGTGGAAGGGAGACCTGCTGCTGCTCCTACGTTAAATGATGAAGCTGCCACATCGAAGGTAACTTTTAAGTTACAATATAAAAATACTAAAGATAAAAAATACTGCGACTAATGAAAAGAAATGCGTTAAAAAAAGCTATGATGTCAGAATACATGGGATCTGAAGCTGAAGAAAAGTACTCTTCTAAAAAAGACAAAACTAAACACGAGAAAGGTGAGTCTAAGAAGAAGGAAATGAAAGAAAAAATGATGTCTAAATTTAAAAAGAAAAAATAATGAAAAATCTAAACACAGCACTTAAATCGGCAATGGCTAAAGCTAAAATGATGAAGGGAGAAGAGAAGATGGAAAAAATGCCAAAAGGAAAATCTCTTAAAGTTAAGGAAACTAAAAAAATGAAAAAATACTAATGCTTAACAAAACGTCAGGCATAGATCCTAAGCTAGTTCAGAAGGCTTACGAGAAGGTTAAGTGGATGAAGAAGAATAAGAAGAAATCTGATACAGGTTACTACACTTCTGATGACATAGCCGCTAAGCAATCTGAAGCTACTACAAGAGATAAGGGATATTAATTACCCCACCGTTATGAGAATAACGGAAACTCCTAGTTCTCAGGTTCTAGGATAGGTTCACTCCCCCTTATGATGAGATAGTCATAAGCCTAAGCCCACTAAATAAGGTGGGCTTTTCTTTTGTCACTAATATTTACTAAATTTGTGACATGAGTAAAAGAAATAAAGAGGTACTCGAAATTCGCACAGAAGAATGGAAACCTTCACATGCTGAATTTGATTATCCACAATCATTTGTTAATTGGATAGATTCAATTAATAGCGGATGGCAGAATAAGATTTATCACGAGCCATTTGAAATCTACTGTAGGCAAGCAGACCTATGGCTTCAGGATTATTCCGACATACTAGATTACGATACAGAAGATGACCAGATAGAGTGGCTTCTACGAGAGATACAGCGATGTAAGGATAATACCTTATACTTCTGTAATAAGTACGGATATATCAAGGAGGATAGGTCTGAGAATGGTATGCTTTTATATCAAGCCTGGGATGCTCAGAAAGTATTACTATTCCTATTCGACTGTGGTTATTCGCTTATGATTGGTAAGGCCCGACAGATTGGTTTTACCACTACCATGTGTCTAGCAGGAATGAAACGTGTAAACTTCAATAAATCATACTTCATTAAGTTTGTTACTCACTCTAAAGATAAGGGCGTGGAGATATTTAGGGATAAGGTTAAGTGGACATACACTAAGCTGCCTGATGTAATAGCTCAAGAGGTTAAGAACTGGACAGACCAGGTGATGTCATTCGATAAGAAAGGAGATAAGAAAGGTCGAGAGGATGGTGGTGCATCACGCTTCCAGGTAGATACTCCAGCTGTAGATGCTATCAATGGTGGGTCTCCATCAGCGGTATTCATTGATGAGATTGGTTTATTTGAGATATTTGGTGAGATGATGAGGGAAGGTAGGCCAGCCTTATTTAAGTACAATCCTGATACTAAGAAGATGACTATGCAGCAACAGTTCTTAGCCTGGGGTACAGGAGGTGAGATGGATAAGGGAGGTTCTGTATTTGAATCTGAATTTAAGATGTGTCTTAAACAATGGAAAGAAAAAAACTATGACTATGGTATTATACCTCTATTCTTTAATGCTTACGCAAGGCGAGGCGTTAATGATGCTCACATTAATAATGAGAGAAAGGCTTATTTGGCACTAGAAGGAACGAAGAAGGGCGAAGTAGCTAAGGTTCAGTTCCATCAGCATTATCCTATCACGATAGATGACATGTTCCTACGTAAATCACGTACTTTAGTACCTATTCACACCTGTAATCAGCGATTAAATGACATTTATGGTATGGATAAGACACTAGATTACGGATTCTTTGAGCCTATACTAGATTTTAGTAGGCCAACACCTGATTTATTGACTGAATATAAGATTATAGGAGCTAAATGGGTGTCAACAGGTTCTAGGGAAGATGTATCTACCTCAGCTGTGATTATTCATCACCCACCAACAGGGGAGAAATGGAAGAATAGGTGGTATCAAGGTACTGACCCCATCAACTCAGAGACAGGACACTCTATGATGTGTAGTGCTATATGGGATTCATTGACTAATTCTGTGTCATCTGTGGTATTCCATAGAGATAGAAAGTTCAAACAGACGTATCTACAGGTGTTATTACAAAGTTTATACTACGATCAGATAGGAAAAGGTGGTGTTAAGGAGCTAGTAGAGAATAACATAGGGGATATGCATGTGGATTTTCAGGAGATACATGGATTTAAGAGTAAGTTTACCGCTAACGCTCAGCTTCCAGAGTATTTTCATACGCATGGAGGGAAATGGTTTGGTATATCGAATAAAGCTAATACAGCACCTAGGATTATCGCTAAGTTGGAGGAGTTGTTAGAGGCTTACATGTATAACATAGATATTCCTTGGTTCTGGGAGCAATTAAAAACTTTTGTGGAGAAAGATTTAAAGAGTACCACTAGCCACAGGCAGACGAGGTATCAGGCAGCTGATCCTAGGTATGATTATGATGATAGCATCTTCGCCATAACCTTTGCGTATATAAATAGTATTGCTCACGCTAGATATGAGCCAGAGAATGTGAAAGCAGAAGGTGGATTACCTAATGTGGAGATACGATTTGTTCAGACGAAGGAAACGAATTATAGACTAAAGAAAGCAAGAGTTGATAAGAACACAGGTAAGATATTAAAAATACTTGATTAAAATTTATCGTATATTTGTAGAAATTTTAAATTAAATAATATGCCAGTAGGATTAACAGTTTTAGACATAGACACAGATATAATAAATCCATTGAATGGAACTAGTGTAACAGTAAGTGGAGTTCCTATTGATGCTCCTACTTCAACACCTGCTCCAACTCAAGGAAGCAATTTAGCAATTGGAACAAATGCAATGTCATCTATTGTAGCTGGAACTGCAAACATAGCTATCGGAGAAGATTCTTTAAAAAATTATGATTCTGCCAATGAAAATCTAGGATTTAACACCGCTATAGGTGTAAGATCAATGGAAGATACTACTTATGGTGATTATAATGTAGCTATTGGATTTGAAGCTATGAAAAAAAATATTGGAGGTCAATCTAATGTTGCAATTGGTTATCAATCATTAGGGAGTTCGACTTTATCACCAGTTCCATTTGGTAATGATGCAAACATAGCTATTGGGTCTCAATCGTTAAAACAAGTTACCGCAGCAGCTGGAAATGTATGTGTTGGTACTAGTTCTGGAGAACAAGTATCTACTGGTCTTTGGAATTGCCTTTTAGGAACTGCTGCTGGTCAGTTATTAACCACAGGTAGCAATAATATATGTATTGGTTATCAGTCTGCTGCACCTACTGTAACAACATCAAATTCAATAACACTAGGTAATTCATCGCATACTGTAATTCGTGCTGCTGTAACAACAATCACATCTCTTTCTGATGCTAGAGATAAAAAGAATATCGAAGAATCTAAATATGGTCTTGATTTAGTTGAGTCTCTTAAACCTGTTACATTTGAGTGGGAAACTAGAGATGGTGGTAAGAAAGATATTAAAGATTTAGGTTTTATAGCACAAGACTTGAAAGAAGTAGATGATGATTATTTAGGATTAGTATATGATGAGAATCCTGAAAAGCTAGAAGCTAGTTATGGTAGATTAATTCCTGTATTAGTAAAAGCTATCCAAGAGTTATCAGAAGAAGTTAAACAATTAAAAAATAAATAAAATGCCAATACAACAATTATCAACTTATAGAAGAGGTGGTTCAGTTTTAGAGAGAAACGAACAATTAATAGTAACAGATATTGCTAATATCATAGCAGCTGTTAACGAAGGAGGAACAGGAGAAGTAATAGGAACTAGTATATGGGCTAATGGCTTTAGAGTTGTTGGTTGTATAGGAGAGAATATATTACTTCCTGAGAACTCTAACTTAGAATATACAGGACCTTTGTCAATCTGTGTAGGATATAGTATCACAGTACCTGTAGGTACAACTTTAACAATTGTTTAATAATTAAAATAAAATAAAATGAGTCAATTAAACACCAACGTAATAGCTCCGTTAGGATATACAGGGCCAAATCTACCAGGAGATAATAACTTTGTTCAAGTGGTAGATAATGCTGGCACTACTATATTTAAAGCTGGTGTTCAAGATAATGTATCTGTAGGAACTAATGCTTTAGATTCTGTTACAACAGGTCAAAGAAATATAGCAATAGGAAAAGATGCTTTAACAGCCGCTACCACTTCTTTAAATAATGTAGCGATAGGCCATAATACATTAAAAAACATAACTATAAATAATACAGGTGCTGTAGCTGTTGGCGCGTGGGCATTAGAAGCTAACACAGCTGGAGGAACAGCGGTAGGTTATCAAGCAGCAAGAAATTCATTAGTTCAAATAACAGCTATAGGGATAAATGCTTTAGTTAGCTCAACAGGTATTGGAAATACAGCTGTAGGTAGTAGTGCTGGATTTAATAATACTACTGGAACTCAAAATACATTTATAGGTGCTGCGGCAGCTGCTGGGAATACTATAACAGGAAGCAGCAATACTTGTCTTGGATATAGTTCTGGTGGTTTTATTGATACTGGAAGTAATAACACATGCCTTGGGTACAATGCTCAAGTTTCTGGATCAGGTGCTTCTGATGAGTTTATATTAGGAAATGCTAATGTAGCTGTATTAAGCTGCGCACAAACTACAATTACATCTTTATCTGATGCGAGAGACAAAAAAGAAGTGGAAGAATTGCCTGTTGGATTAGATTTTGTACAAAAACTAAAGCCTGTTAAGTTTGTGTGGGATGATCGTAACGAAGAAGGTAAACATGACATTAAAGATTTTGGATTTATAGCACAAGATTTAAAAGCTGCTCAAGAAGAAGAAGGTGTTGCTGATTATCTTAAATTAGTTTATGAAGCTAATCCTGATAAATTACAAGCTAGCTACGGAAAACTGATTCCTATTCTTGTTAAAGCTATCCAAGACCTTTCTGCTAAAGTAGAAGCATTAGAAGCTCAATAAATCAATCAACTATAAACGATTAAGCCTCTCTTACGGGAGGCTTTTTTATTTTATATCTAAGGCATACTGAGCTATCAACACCTTGCTCTTATCGAATCCTATACCTTTATTCACCCATAGTATTCCATCATCAGAGTTTACTTCTTTAGCATATAGATTTAGGTTATCTAAAAAATACCTCATCTCTCTTTTATTTAATAGCTTATGAGATAAGCATTGGTATCTATGTAAGTCATTATATATTCCTTTCTTAGCGTTATACCAGTACAAGTGATACTCTGACTTTCTTCTTTCATGTTCAAATGCAGCGAACACGTATGACTTAGTAATAAAGTGATCTGTCTTATTATCTATTACTTGCTTGAGTTTATTACTCGAATAAGCTGAAGTTGTACTCATCTATTCTATTGTTTAGCATTAGAGTAGATTCCGTATCAAAATACTTCGTTTCTATTATCTCGTAGGAATCATTCTCTTCATTAATCCAACAAAGATATGATTTTCCAATTTTTAAACTAGTGTTTTTCTCAATTATTTTTTTGTATATGCTTAATTGTAGTGAATAAGTGTTGTATTCGCACTCTTCTAAGTGATTTAAACCATTAATCATCTTAGCCTTATACTTACTCTTCATATTGATCTCTTTATTCGTCTTATAATCCCATATTTGAAGTTCATCTTCTTCCATGTTATAGAATAATTTATCAAGCATTCCACATACACCATAGGTATCATCTCCTACTACAAGCTCTGCTCTCACTAAGGCTAATATATTCTTATAATCTTTATGGAAGTCCTGTAACATTTCATATAGCTTATTTGTTACATATTCATTAGGATTATATCCTTTACTCTGGAACATTAGTTCAGCGCACTTATGAAGCTCTGTACCTTTAATCTGAGATGTTATTCTCTTATCATCCCATTCAGCTATTACATCATCTTTAGTTCTACCATCACGTTGAGCTACTTTATGGGCCATGATGCTTGTCTCAAACTTCTTCTTATATCTTCCGATAAGTTCAGTTGTTGATATACATCTTCTACCATCAAGGTAATAGGAATGATCTCCTTCATTAAAGACCACGTTGTTGAACTTGTTAAGTTCAGTTATTATTTCGTACATATAAAATTTTTTGAGCCAAGACATAGAATCGAACTATGTGTTCTCCGACTTAAAAGGTCGGGCTTTACCACTAAGCTACTTGGCTATAAAAACACGCTCCTAAGCATTCTACTCCCAGCACGAGGAATTGTATATAACTTAGCCCGTTACTCACCGCTGTTCGGGTACTTAGGTTTACGTGTTTATGCAACTTTTAATATGCCCGAAAGAGTTGCTAACTTTGACTGGCTTACGATCCAGCAACTAGAGTGTGCGCTGGCAAGTAAACTGTCCTTACACATCGCCTTGGTTGACCTACGACTCCTTGTACTTCGGAGACAATTTCTTCTACCTCTTCAAGTAATTCTTTCATAGCTATCTCAGCTTCTAAATCATCTTGATATGGTACAAATCTATTTGCTAAAAAATATTGATACGGACAATCCTGTGGCACATCAATCTCTTCTAACTTATATCCTAAGCTCATTCTGTTGTGGGCCATTTGCTTTGCATCAATGACTGTATAAACTTCTCCAGCTTTAATCCAATACTTAACAGGAAAGTCTTTTGGCATCGCTTTATCGTTTCTACACACAACTTTTAAACTCATAATTCTTAGCGGTTAAAAAAGGGAGCTACTATCTTCACTCCCTCAAAACAAAGTAATAATCATGAAAACAGTATGAAAATCATCATGATGAAGCAAAGTTATAAAACAATTTCTAACCAAAAAATATTTTAACACTTTTTTAGATTTAAAGTTTAAAAGAGAAAAAAAGAAAAACAAAGAAAAAAGTTTAATAAGAAAAAAAGTAAACAAAAAAAGAATTAATCAAAAAAGAAAAACGATTATATATATTCGTATATATATATAAATATATATACTCTATACATAATCTAAAAAGAAAAAAAGAGAAAAGAAAAATAAACAAAAATTAAAATTAAATCATAATAAATTATAATTTAATCTTAATCTTTATTTCCAAAAAACAACTTTAGAAATTTTTTATATCTTTGTAGAGATTTAACACAGTGTTAAGTTTTATTATTAACTACACAGATAGAAATATCAGTGACTAAATTTTTTTAATTATGAATTTTAATTACAAACTTCCAAAGGTTCAAGAGTTAGATGGTATCTCTGTCTTGAACACACCAACAGCTGCTACTGATGTTGTTTTAGACAACGGAGTATTAACTGTTAAAGATGAGACAGGTGCATCTGCAATTACGATTAAAGCATGCGACTTGTTAGGTTTTCGTTATGATGCTCAAACAAATGGTACTGCTAATGTAGTAGACGTTGAATTAGCTGCGGTTGTATTTCCTTTAGGAGGAAATGTTCCTTTTGCTTTGACTGTATCTGCTCCTTACGTACAAAACTTCTTCGGAGGTGGTCAAGAGACTAAAGCTGTTTACATTCCTAGAACTTACACAGTTTCTGTTGATGCTAACCCAACCGTAGCTGAATTACAAGCTGCTTTTATTGCTCGAATCAACTCTGATCCATCTGCATACTTTACTGCTTCTGCTGTGGGAACTAAAGTTCGTATAACATCTATTTCTCCTTTAACTGGTCAATTGTTTGTTGAAGCTCCTACAGGTTCTGTTATTACTCAAGCTACTGCATGGGTTGCTCCAGTTGGATCTGCTACTGAAGTATTACGTTACATTCCTAACTCTGCTTTAGTTACTGGTGTTTATAATCGTTACATTATCTTACACAGACAAGTAATTCGTCACAATGCTGTATCTGGATTAGGTGTAATTAGAAATTCAACAGCTTTAGTTTACTTAAACACTGCTGGTGCAGACACAGGAAATACAGTTCTTAAATTAACTTCAATCTTAAATGGTTCTTACACTCCTGTGGCAGATTATTTAGGTTGTCCAGCTGTATAATTGAAAAATTATTATCTTTGCAGGGTAGGGATTAATTTCTCTACCCTTTTTTATTAAATTTATGGCACAAAAAGAAGCTGAAATTATACTTTTTGGTTTAGAGTCAGGAGAAGATCTAAGAATAGAATATCCTGAATTAGCTCAGATAGATGAGTTTAAGAACCTTAAAGCAAAAGAAGTAAGACTCTGCTGGTTACTAGGAAACAGAACAAGTCCTTTGTACAAGTTGAGCGACAAGAGAGAGAGATTGAGTAGAGCTTTAGAGATTGTTTTTGGTAAAACGTATCAACAACAAAGGAATCTTAAAGCAT